TTATGTATTTGAATTTAAATAAGATTCTGAGCTAACGAAATCAAAAATATTTTTGTTGCGCCACTCTAACTGGAATAAAAAATCATCTATTCTTTTTTTTGCGAAATTTTTACTAACTGTGAATTTTTCAGCTATATCAAAATATAAATGTTCCTTTGTAGCATAGCTGTCAAAGTCAAAATTTAATAGCATGAATGTAGGAATACAGTAATGTGCAGCAAAAGTTTCAGCTGTCCATTCTTGATATTCTTTCCATAGTGGCTTCAATAAAGTTTGATTACCTTCATGCCATAGGGCGTGACATAGTTCATGCGCAAAGATTTCTCTAAAATGTTCTTTTTGTACATCGATATTCATATAAATAATGCCATTCCCTGAAATAACTTTCATTTTGAAAGGGAGAAAGACAACTTCAATATCAAGTATTTTAGAAATATGCAGGTCATTTTTATATGAAGGTTGTGATACTTCAGCTAAATTATAAATCTCTCGTATTATTTCTTCTTTTTTATTGAGTGTAAATTCCATCAAATCTCTCCCAGCATCAACTTATGAAATCTAAAGGTACATCTTATAGGATGGTTAGTCTTTTTTATTTTGATCACGTTTTTTAGTAAACTCATAAAACATTTCAAATTCTTCGAGCGCGTCTAGTATCTTTTGCGGTTGATCATAGAAGAATAAATTTTCTCGTGAAATAATGAAATCTACTACTTCTTTCTGATAAGCAGTTAACTTCTCATAATCCTCATTTGAAATACCTTCATTAGTTACTTGTTCAGGATTTTTGATGTCGCTTCTTCCTATCAAATAATCCACAGTAGTATTAAAAATATCAGCCAATTTGGATAGTACTTCTGTATCAGGAACACGTTCTCCCTTTTCATAAGTGTCTAGAGCATTCTCAGTAACACCTATTAATTTACTAAGTTCCTTCATGGTTAAAGAAGATTCTTCTTGTCTTAATTCGTGTAATCTTTTTCCGAATATTTCATTTGTTATTATTGAAGGATTATTTTCATCAAAGAAATAAGAAACAGGAACATCAAATATTTTAGCCATAAGCAATAATTTATCCATTTTAGGATTGTTTGCATTACGTTCCCATGCTGAAACAGCAGTAGTGGCAACATCCAGTTTGTCTCCGAGTTCTTTCTGAGTTAATCTAGCTTCTTTTCTTAATTTCTTGATTTTGTCAGCAACAGTCATGTTAAATTTCATCTCCTTAAAGTAAATATTACAATAATACTGTACTTTTGTACAGTGAATCTATAACTTTAGACCTTTTTAAAAATAAAAATACATTATTTCTGTATTTAGTGCTTGAAAGTACAGAAAAACTGTATTATAGTTTAGCTACGGAGGTGATAGCCACATGAGATATACATTAGAACAAGCTCGGAATTTAAGTGGTTTGACACAAGTGGAGATGGCAAAACACATGAATATTTCCGAAAAGACTTATATTCAATATGAAAAATATCGTCGAGTTCTTCGCATGGATCAAGCTTATAAATTTGTGGAGAAAGTAAATGTGCCATTTGATAATATTATTTTTTTTACAGGTCATGTACAGAAATTCTGTAATATGAATTCGAGAGGGATCTCTTAATATAAGATTTTCTGTAGTTTAATATTAAAAACTTACTAGGAGGTTATGACATGACAGATGGTTATGTAACATATGCAGCACAGGATATGAATGCTAATAATTCGCAAATTCAAATAGTTGAACAAAAGACAGTAGCTTTTGCCGGCACTGAAATTTTGACGGTTAAGGCTACTGATGAAAAAGTCTACGTAGCAGTTAAATGGCTTTGCGAGAGTATTGGACTTTCAGAAGGCCAGATAAAATCTGAACGTAAACGAGTTAAAGAAGATACAGTTCTTTTAAAAGGGGGTCGAAATTTCACCCTCCTTACAAATGGCGGTATGCAAACAATATTATGTATTGAATTAGATTATTTACCATTATGGCTTGCTAAAATAGCAATCACACCAAATATGAAAAAAGAAACTCCTTGGATTGCAGATAGGTTAGTGGAATTTCAATTGAAAGCAAAAGATGTATTAGCTGCTGCATTCTTTCAACAACCACAACAAAATTCACCAATGACCCCAGTTGAGATTTTGGCACAAGCGGCGCAACAGATGTTGATACTAGAGCGTAAAACAAATCATTTAGAAGAACGCCAAAATCTGATGGAACAAAATCAGCAAAATATTGTAGAAGTGTTGAAAACAGATACAACCAATTGGCGTCAAATGACGAACGATTTATTACGTAAAATTGCTTATGCACGAGGTGGAGAGAATCAGTATCGTGCTGTACGTAATCATGTATATGACTTATTGAAAGTGCGTGGGCGTTGTGACTTGGAACGTCGTTTAAGCAATCGTCAGAAAAATATGTTGGCACAAGGAATGAATAAATCCGCCATTAATAAACTTTCTAAAATCGATATGATTGCGGAAGAACCACGATTAATTGAAGTTTTTGTAGCAATTGTGAAAGAGATGGCTATTGCACATAATGTGAATTTTTAAGGAGAGAAGAATAATGGCAGCAGAAAAAAGAAAAGACCAGTTAAATACTATTGAAGTAACTGATCCTAACCAATCTTTAGTTCTAGAAAATCATAGAGAAATCACTATTTTACTTAATGTAATAGAAAGAAATACTCAAGCTATTATTTTGCGAGATAAGTATATCCGTATGCTACTGGGCATTAATTTAGCCGTATTGATACTAATGTTATTCAAATAGACCGAAAATGAAATTATCGATAAACATTTTAATTTCTGCCGCATATGCAGAGATTAAAATTGTAGCTATCCAAGTTAAAATGCTGAAGAAAACTGATGATCCAACTCCAAATTTTCTGCTGATTAAAAATTCTATAATGCTAGCAGGAATATAAAATATATCTTTTATAAAATATTTTGGATTTAAGTATTTTGTTAGTAAAAAACGGTTTTCATGAATTTTTTCTAGTAAAAGAATTCTGGAATCTCTTATTAATTGGGCATCACGATAATCGTTATAGCTCGGAAAGTTATGATGCCAAGGGTATTCACAAAGGTAATCAGAAAGAGCTTTTCGAATAACAATATTTTGAAAAGCTTCTAATCGTTTTTCTTCACTATCAGCATTATCGAGGTCATTATAGAAGGTCAATATATTGTTAATTTTATATGTTTGGATCATCTTTTTTAGAGGTCTGCGTAAATACATGCATACTATAAAAATAATGATTAAAAATTTTATTATAATCTATCAACTCCTAATGTTTTAATGAGGAATAACTCTGCTAAATATAGTATCACGAGTTATCGTTAGATTCAAAATGAATATCAAAGGAGTAAATCAATATGGCTATTTTTTGTGTGAAAGAAATGAGAGAATATCGCGGTATAACACGATATCGCTTAGCTCAATTATCAGGTCTTAGCAATTCAACGTTACAAGATATAGAAAATAATTCAAATCCAAATCCTACATTTCGCAGTATGTGTAAAATTGCAGATGCACTTGAAGTAAGTTTGGACGATTTAAGGAGAGAAGAATAATGGCAGCAGAAAAAGATATGACGGCCCCATCATTGGTGCACGTCCAAATGAATGAGCAAGTGCTTTTTGCTCATGTTGATAAACTTGTGGAACAACGCATGAATGAGGTTGTATTACCACGGACACTGGCTATTAGTATTAGTGATGTAAAACGTATTACAGGTATTAGTCATCCAGATACGCTAAATAAAATTCTTGCGGATCCACGTATTTTACAGCATCAATTCCGATTGAATGAAGGTGGTCATCGTCGGTGGAATGCGAAAGGCTTTGAAGAAGCATTTGAAGAAATAATGAACGATTTGAAAGTTCTTTAATCACAACAAAAATAAAATTCATCGGCAAATGAATGGAATAGAGGTAGTGAACAAAATGGATAAACTACAACGTTTAAGCCAAGAAGTAGAGTATGAGCGCGTTTTACAACAGCTACATACATTAGAGGTGGCTGAAGAGAAAGAAGAGTGTGTGAGCTGGCTAGATATACCAGAGGGCGAGCCTACATGGTCAGATAAGTTGATGACAGTTGGTGTTCTAGGTTTTTTACCGGGCGTTACAATCGCAAGCTTGTTTTATATGATTATTATCTTTTTAAAGATGTAATAGCCATATTCGCGATATCTATTAACGGAATATTCTGTTTACAAGGAAAGTGTGAAAATAAATTAAGTGGAGGAAATAAATTTGAAAAAAATTAACTTAGTTGAAGATTATGAAACTGTAATGGATTCACGTCAATTATTAGAGGAAGAAGTCGTGGAACTTGTAAATGTATTAGGCAAGGTATGTAAAGAATCGAGTTTAAGCTATGCAAAATTAAATAAAGCCCTACATCAAACAGATGCAGAACTTTATATCAAACTTCTTTATAGCGACCCTAAATAAGACTAGATTTTGGCTCTTGTAAGTAAGCATCATATTGTTCTTTTGTGGCTCCCAACACATAAGAAGTAGAATAATACATTTGGCCATTAGATATATCACTTGTCTTAGGCCCAACGCTTAATAATGTCCAACCCTTTTCTAAGTAACGATTAGCACGAGATTCGGCACTATCATCTGAAAATTCTTTTACGTGGAAAATATCTTTACTTATCATAGGTTCACCGCCTTTCTAGTACTACTATTCGACAAAATCAGTAAATACCCTTTAAGGAAGTGACGTATGAAAAAAACATTATGGGATGTTGTAGAAGAAAAGCGACAACAAAATTTAAAAAGACGGGCAGTAGATCATGCTGAATTTAATGAAATTCGTAGAAGAGTTGAGAAAAATGAATGTTCATGCAAGCACTGTGCCCAAGATAAAGAAAAAGGCGCCAGCTGTTTCCGCAGCTAACGCCAAGTCATGATTCTCGCAATTACAGTATAGCATAAGGTATTTAAGCAAAAGCGAGAGTTATTAGGGCATAATTCAACATTTTAAAGTTATGTTGAAATAATTTTAAGGAAGAAGGAGAAAATATGCCAAAAAAATATGAAAGGCGTCAAGCATTGTTTGGCGCAGCTACTGCTCAAAACCAACGCAAAGAGCATGTTATTCAAGAGTTACGCGTATTAGGGATTTTTAAAGTGAAGGGTTTGCATTTAGAAGATGCAAATTACTATGATTTACGCTTAGCGTTGATGATACAGAAAGTGAAAGAGGTGTAAGAGATGGCAGAACAAAACGAAATTCAAGGTGTACAACATGAGGGTATTTTAGAAAAAGGCTATGGCTTAATCCCACAGTTACTGACACGAGATAAAAGTTTATCAATTGAAGCAAAAGCAATTTATGCATATCTAGCGGCATTTGCTGGTACTACACAAAAAGCATTCCCAGGCGTGAAACTTATATGTGACGAATTGAATATTTCGGAAAATCGTTATTTGAAGCATCGTAAGCAATTATTAGACAGAGGTTATATAGAGATTAAGCGAAAGCGTTTAGAAAATGGTTTCTCGAAAAATATTTATTCTCTTAAACAATCAATCCCCGTACACCTTCAAAACGTAGGCATAGGAAACGTAGGCATAGGAAACGTAGGCATAGGAAATGAAGGTACTAAAAGTAACATCTTTAAAAGTAACATCTCTAAAAGTAACAGTATTCAAAAACAACAACTACAAAAAGAAGATAGGTCGTCGTTGTCATCTCAAATCTTTAAATTTTATGAAAATGAGTTTGGTCCTTTATCTCCTTATATTAGCGAAGAAATTGATTACATGATTAAAGAAAGCAATGAAGAGTTGGTACTTGAAGCATTAAAAATATCGGTGCTTGCTAACAAACGAACAATTAAATATGCAGCAGCTATTGTTCGTAATTGGAATAATGAAAACATCAAAACTGTATCGGATTTAAAAGCTAATGAAAATAAGAAAGGGCGTGAACGCAATGAAAGCAATTCAGCAAGCTATGAGCCTACCAAAAAATATGATGATGGCGTTAACTTCTAAAGATTGTGAAGCAGAGCATGTAAATGAATATGGTTATAAAATCAAATATCCATTGTATGAAGCAAACAAATTAGGTGCAGCTTATGAGCAATATGGTGACCAACTTATTTGTTTGCAATGCATCAAAGAAAAGCAAGACGCATTATTTTCTCAAAAAATAAGTGATGATGCCATTGAAAAAGAAAAAAATAAACGTAAAAACACGATGCGTTATGCATCTGTCTATAGTGATCAGTCGATTGCAGATGCTGGATTTAAAAACTTTGAAGTAATGGCAGTAGAAGAACAGCTCAATAAAGAAAAGGCACTGAAATCTGTGAAGCATTATAAAGCAAAGTTTAAGCATGAAGCAGACGAGTATTTTACAACGATGCTTACAGGTGCAACTGGCGTAGGTAAGTCTCATTTAGCGATGGCTATTTTACGAAATTTGAATGAAACATTGGACGTTGAATGTGTATTCGTTAATGTACGCCGTATGCTCATGATGATTAAAAAATCATGGAATGACCCTAAATATCCGTATGACCAAATGTATTTCATTGATTTATTGAGTCGAGTGGACTTTTTAGTACTTGACGATCTTGGTAATGAAACTGGTAGTGATTCAGAAGCAAAACAGTGGGTGAAGGACATACTTACAGAGGCACTTGAAGCGCGTCAGACAAAAGGAACCATTGTTACATCGAATTATACACGCGACCAGTTAACGAAAATGTACAGCGAAGATAGAGCCGTTAATGCGCTAATCAGTCGTTTACTGAAAAATACTGCACCAATCGTTTTTAAAGAAACAAATGATAAACGCGTTAAACTATTCGATTTAGACGCGCCAGTGGAGGGATGACCGATGCTAAAGGTTGGTGACCAGGTAGTCATGCATACATGTGGTGAAGCAGATTATTATGACGGGAAATTATGGACATGTATTAGTGATGAACAAAAATTACATGAAGAACATAATTATACAGTTGTTTGGTTAAAAGATTTCAGTGGATGCTTCGATACAAAATATCTTCAAAAGGTTAGATTGGAGGATTAACTCATGAATAATAAATTTGTTGAATTGACTAAAGGTATTAAATTATTTAAAGAACTCCCTAAGATTGGAGATATTGAAACGATTGGTAATACGGAATATGTCCTAGTGAAATATGTGAGTTTTAAAATGCTTAAAAGTAGTTATTTGAAAATTAAATGTTTGTATCAATTGGCTACTTTAAAGCCAAAATTTTTGGTGAAACCTCAACAGACAATCACAGTTTATGCGCAGCATAAGTACACAAAATTTGTAGACGACTGGTGGGATTATGAAGTAGGTGGGTTAATGACAATTGATGGAGAATTTTATCAAGTTGAAGAATTAACGATGATTGAATTACGTGGAACAGATATTTATTTGGAATATGAAGTTTCAGAGTTACAACCATTCGAAACGGGCGCAACTCGGAAAGAGTTGTTGGAGCACCGTAAGAAAAAAATCGGGTTAGTCGTTTTGTAGGTGGATTGAATATGCGCAGTATAGCTCAAAATCTACGAATAGAAGTTGCAAAAATAGCAGAAGAATTATCACAAATACGAGTGGAAATTATGAAAGTATTGGAGGAAATCGAGAATGACCGAACATATGAAAAAAACAAGAAAAATAATCAAAGCATTCGATAAATATAAACTTCAAGAAAAAATTAATGAGCATCGAGAGCGTGGGTGGAAGCAAGTTGGCGAAATAAAGATGGAAGGGTACTACGATGGAGCTTATGCAGCATTAGTAGAACTTGAGTTAAAAAAATAGGAGGTGCTAAAAATGATTGAATCTATTGGATATGATACACCAGCACCATTTGTCCTTATAGCCTTTTATGATAATAACGGGTTTCGATTTAAAAAGGTATGTTACACCTACGAAGAAGTAGAAGCAGTTGTAACTGCATACCAGTCACAAATCGGGCTTTACAAAGGTACCACTTACATTCAAATGGCAAATGAATTAAATAACTCATCTGATTTATTAGCTGATTTTAGTAGGGGGCTAGAGAAATGAATATAAAAGTTGCGCGTAGTCGCCGTATTATGGACCGTTTTAATCGAGCAAATCTAGCTGAACAACAAAATGCGATTAGTTCAAAGAATTGCATGAAGTGTCCAAATTTTGGTGATGGCCATGTTGATAATTGCGCTCAATGTCCAATTTTTCATAAGCTTACTCAAATTGGTGATGAATTTATTGCCATTTCAAATAAACGAAAATGCGCTAAGAAAAGTAAATTATTGAAGGATGCTAATGAGTCTGGGTTAACAGCATCAAAATATTTAGAATTACGCTTAAATGGGTTATATGATTTTGAAATTTATCAAGCTGTGGGTATTTCAGCAACAAAGTTTCAAAAGTGGAAAAAGGAACATGGATTGTTAGAGAAAGCAAAGGAGTTGTAATATGTCATATACACATGAAAATTTTCAACAAATTGATATTTTTGCAGTATTGAAAGAGATTCAAGATATTGAATGGATTGAAAAAAACATACTTAATTTAATGCCGGGGAAGAAAATTACAACTACTACGTGTGAAGTGGAACTGGCGGATAAATTTATTGTCGTTAGGTCATGCGATTTTGAAGAAATATTTACTAGCAAAGAAGTAGCTTTAAAGTATATTAAAGATTATTTTGAAGGCAATAAAAAAAGTGTCAGCAGCAACTGACACAATAAGCGAAGGTATAAGTTTAAAACTTCCCCAAAACATTATAGCATAAGGAGTGGTGTTGTTTGGAGAAAAAATCAAATGAATTAAATATAATTGATTTAAGTAAAGATGGTGTCTATTACGTTAAAGACGGGAAAGTAAATACGGTAGATGATTTACCATACGGTTTTGGTACACAGACCATTACTTGGCAAAATGGGCAAGTTGTAAGGACGGAATTGTCGTATAGCAAAAAAGTGTGATAACATTTAAATTAACTTAATAAATATAGAGCTGATCAGGAACAACCGGGAGCACTAAAATGAACGCAATGACTTGTTGCGCGCATTTAGTGTTCCCTTTTTTTGTTCAATTTGTTCATAGGGGGAACGAAAATGCAAGATTTAATCAAGGAGTACAAAGTGACTTTAAAAAATACAAAAGCATTATTGCCAACACGTAAAACAAAATTGTTACGTGCAAAACAAATAAAAGATATTGAAAAAATAAAACAGTTGGAAAATGAAATCAAAACAATCAATAGTTGGGTTAGTAATTTACAGTACGTTATCCAATGGTTACAAACAGGACGGCAACCGGGCACAACAAGGGGAGCAGAAAATCGTGCAGCATATCAACGAGAGATACCTGTTTCATGTGAATGGATACATACAAATATAAGAGTTGATTTACAGCCAGAGGAAAAAACAAAAGAACAAGTAGAAGTTGAACAGATGAAAGAGCAGCTACTGCAAGATGTCATGAAGAATATTGATAAAACTGATGCAGAAATATTTACAATGCATGCGAATAGCTATTCACAAGAAGAAATTGCAAAAACAATGGATGTAACGCGCGATCAAATAAAAAGAGCGATTGCACGATGTAAACGTATTATTAAAAAAGAAGGTTGGGTGATGGTGTGAGGTATGTGCAACCTATCCGAGATATGGACCAAGTACAGGAATTCATGGAGTATTTTGAAGCAACAGACAAACGGGACTTTATTATGTTTATGCTGGGCATTAATTTAGGCTTGCGTATTTCAGATATTTTACAGTTAAAAGTGAAAGACGTACGCGAGAAGAAAAAGAATGGCCAGACATGTATTCGAAATAGCGTTAAAATCCAAGAAAAAAAGACCGGTAAGTTTAAGCAGCTTGTGATTAGTTATGAGTTGAAGAAAGCATTAAAAGATTATACAGAGGATATGAGTGCGCATGATTATCTTATACAAAGTAAAAAGAAAGGTCCTCATGGAGCGCGTAAGCCTATTACACGCATACAAGCATATCGTATTTTAAAAGATGCAGCAGAAAAAATAGGATACCGAGGCGATGTTGGGACGCATACAATGCGCAAAACGTTTGCATATCACTTCTATCAAGAAACAAACGATGTAGCTACATTACAAATCATTTTGAATCATCATGACCAAGCTGATACGCTGCGCTATATCGGTATTGAAGAAGATAAAGTAAATAAAGTAGTGAATGGACTATTTAAGCGAAGAAAAGAAAAGGACTACGAATAGCGACAAACGTTGATATAACAGCGTTTGTTTTTTAATACAGAAAGCTAATGTAACATAAAAAGGTAGTTTGTACATTAGAAATAAAAAAAGTTTAAAAAAGTTTTGAAACGTTGATATAGCGGGATTTGTGAGGAGGTAATCTAATGTAACAAAACAAAAGATATGTTACATAAGACCACAAAACCGCCCAGAGAACACACTTATAGTGAGAGGGTTAATTAATTTGAGTTGATTAAGGCATACAAAGAAATTCAAAACTAACCCCTAATAGTTCGTGTTCTTTTGTATGTCTTAATGAGTTTAAAAAAGGGGTGATGTTTTGAAATGAATCGGTTTGTTGAATTGATTAAAGAATATTTCAAAGGCATTCAAAGAATGTGGTTGCGGACCAAATTCAATCTATTGAGGTTATTTGGTAAACAAAACGTTCGAAGTAATGCTGGGAGTAGTTGGTTTGATGAAATGAACAATTGTAATGAGAAGCCAAGAAAGAAATATCCAATTAAAATGGATTTTTCGAGAAAGGTATTACACAGCCAAGTGACGTGTAGAAAACCCAAGCATCTAATCAAAAAGGTTATTTAACTCGATATGAGTAGAAGGGACACGGTGATCTATAGTCTCGCGGTGCCAAGCGCTATTGGCAGCTATTACATTGGGTAGATGTTTCAGTAGTTTGGGATTAATGATACTTGTTACATTTGAAAGAAATATCATTCGATACATTTAGGTATTAATAGAAAAATGGAAATATAGATAAATGTATAAGGGGCGTGAAAGGTATGATTGATACAGGAAACAACTTATCGATTGAATTAAAAATGGACACTAATAAGATGGCAGACAAACTAAAAGCTATTGCTAAACATGCAAATGCATTGGCTAATGAGTTGGAGGCTATTGATGCAGTGGGCGAGCATACAATCATTCATAAACCTAATGGTACAAACATTGTATTAAATGATGAGCTCATTAAAGCAGAGGGCAGTGAATAACAATGCCATATGTGAAAGGTAAGAAGGTCAATCCTTTCTATTTATCACGCTCATGGAAAGATAAACGACTTGAAATACTGGAACGTGATAATTACGAATGTGTGATGTGTAAAGCAGAAGGTCGAGTAACCACACGAAATGATGCCATTTTAGAAATCGACCATATTCAAGAATTAGATGATTATCCAGAGCTTGCGTTGGTCGATGGAAATTTGCGCACGTTGTGTCGGAGTTGTCACAACAAAAGGCATGGTCGTTTTGGTTTTACTCAACAAAAAAACAAGTGGGCAGAAGATGAAAGTTGGGATTAAAGCACTACCCCCCACTCAAAACCTTTTGCCTTTTAAAAAAATATTGGGAAACCGGTGGTTGGGGTCAATTCATCAAATGTAACGAATGAATTATACCCACCCCACCCCTACCTCCTAAAATGAAGGGATGTGATTAATTTGGATAAACGAGAAGTGGGCTCACGAATGCGCAAAAAAAGAAAAGAAAAAAATATGACACAAGTAGAGTTATCAAAGGCTTGTGGCATTTCCTTTAACTATTATTCTAGTATTGAAAACGGACGAAATTCACCTAGTTTAGATGTGCTAAATGGCATTGCTAAAAACTTGGGTGTATCGTTAGTTTACTTATTAAACGATAGAATTGATGAAATGGAACAGCGGGTAGCAGAAGAAGAAAATCGAATCAAAACACTTTTCAAGACAATTCCAGAGCCGCAGCGGAAACTGTCTGAAGGATTAATCACACAATCTGCACGACTTCGTATTTTACTCGATGATAACTGGAAAGACATTTTAGAAAATGGTGAGTATGAAAAGTTTTCGCAAAGTGAAAATCAAGTACCTTATGACCGAAAGAGGCCGATTGTAGAAAACTACGATAATCGCGATCGTACGTATCAATCCATCATGAAACAATTAACTGAACTTCTTCCACAAGAAATGAAATCTAAAAAGTCGAAGTTATTGGGCCGGTAACTGATGCTGCAAAATGATTATGTAGATAGCTACATACAAAAGTGGAAAGATGGAGCGATACTTTTAAATAAAAAGCGTGAGCAATTATTAACCTTAATTGAAACGATGATTCTACCACGTGATGACTTGTATTATTTCAACGAAGAACAAATTAATAACTATATTGAATTTAGCCAAGTTTGGTATTTTGAATTAGATGAATGGGAAACGTTTATAGCCCCGTTCATCTTTTTATTTTACGTGGAAGATGATGAACCGGTATTCGATGAATTTGTTATTAACATGGGCCGTGGTGGCGGTAAGAATGGTTTTATTTCGACATTGGCCAACTATTTTATTAGTGAGCTACATGGCATTGATTATTATGACGTGTCCATTGTGGCCAACTCGGAAAAGCAGGCAAAACGTAGTTTCCAGGAATGTTATCGTGTCATTAATAAGAAAGACAATGAAGATTTATTAGAGGAATTTGAAGCGTATAAAAGTAGCATCACCGGATTAACAACGCAAAGTGTTTTTGAATACAAGACAAGTAATGCCAGCTCACAAGATGGTGGACGTGAGGGAGCAGTTATTTACGATGAATACCACGAAATGGAGACAACTGAAATTGTGGATGTCTTTTCTGGTGGTCTAGGTAAAGTCGATTGTGGTCGTCAATTCTTTATTGGTACAAAAGGTTTTGTACGTGAAGGTTATTTCGATATTAAATATCGTGAGTGTGAAGATTTATTAAATGGCCATACACCATTTAGAGGATTGTTCCCCTATATCTGCGAACTAGATAGCATTGAAGAATTAGATAAACCAGAAGTATGGGCAAAGGCTAATCCGGCGTTACAGGAGCCATTAAACAAGCGAGGGAAGCGTTTATATACAAAAGTATATAAAGAATACGAGAAGTTGGCTAAACAACCTTCTGGACGTTCTGCATTTGTTACGAAACGCATGAACTTCTTAGAGGATAATATGGAAAATTCGGTTGCAACCAAAGAAGAAATTACCGCAACGAATCGCCCATTTTTTGAATTGGATCATGTCCCTATTGGTTCGCTCGATTTTGGGAGTGTCCGAGATTTTGCAGCATGTGGATTGCTCTTTAAAAAAGGTGAAGAATATACCTTTAAAACATTCTCTTTTGCCTGTAAGCAGTTCTGTGATGTCCATTATGGCTATTCCAACAGTGCCAGTGATATAGGTACTGAAAAACGCGCACCGATCAAACAGTGGGAAAAACAAGGATTATTAAAAGTGGTAGACGAGCCATCGTTAAATCCTATGCATATTGTGAATTGGTTTATCGAGATGCGTGAATTGTATGGTGTTCGAAAGATTGTAGCGGATAACTACAAATTAGATATTCTACGGCCATTGCTAGAAGAAGCCGGTTTTGAAGTGGAATGCATTAAGCGCCCTACCAGTATTCACCCATTAATGGCACCGCGAGTTGAAGATGGGTTTGCCAATCATAAATTTATTTTTGGAGACAATCCACTGATGCGCTGGTATACCAACAACGTGTATGTAAAGGAAACGTCAAATGGTAAACAATTTTTGAAGAAAGAAGAAGTAAAACGAAAAACAGATGGATTCCAAGCATTTGTTTATGCGCTTTATCGTGCAAATGAATTAGATGAAATCAACATGGATTCAACGTTTGATGCATATAGCGACTTTTATGCATAGGAGGGAGGTGGATAATATCGGAGTCCTTGATTTTTTATTTAATCGGCACAAGGAATTAGGAGAAATGCTGGACTTAGAGTATGTCGTAGAAATTGAACAACGAACCTACCTCAAGGAATTAGCAGTTGAAACGTGTTCTAACTTTATTGCGCGATCTGTATCTCAAACGGAATTTAAACATATGCGAGGAAAAAAACGACTGCTAGATAGTGATTTGGATAGGATTTTTAATATACGCCCAAATACAGATGAAAGTGCATCTGATTTTTGGCAGACGGTTATCAATAAATTAATTCGAGAAAATGAAGTGCTCATTATTCCATACGAAAAACAATTATTGGTGGCGGATGGTTTTCATCGCATAGAACGCGCTCTATATCCAGATACATTCGAACAAGTTTGCATCAAAGATTTTACGTTTACGAATAAAAAATGGAATATGGATGAAGTTATTTACTTAACTTATAACAATGCCCATCTATCAAAATTTTTAGATGGATTAACCAATGATTATGCGGATTTATTCGGTGCACTTATTGATGCATCTAAACGTGGCTATCAAATTCGAGGGTCCTTTTCTTTCGATACCATCAATGACCCTAAAAATCTTGATAAACCGAAAGATGTTATCAGGCGAACGTTAGATGTCGTTAACAAAAGTATGGTCGCTGTATTCCCCATTTTTAAAAATTCTACTTATACGGAGTATGCAGATGGTAGCAAATCTGGTCCAAGTATTGATGAATCTGAAAAGGTAAAACGTGCATTAATTGATAATGTGGCTAATATCTTGGGTATTCCCGTTAATCTGATTCATGGTGATGTAGCCGAATTAGAAGATGCGATGAAAGCCTATGTGAAGTTTTGTTTAGGACCACTTTTAAAGAAGGTTGAAGATGAATTGAATGCAAAAATCAAGCTAGGAAAAGATGAAAAAATCCAGCTGCGTGGAATTGCTATTCATGATGTCATTCAAAATTCAGAAGCTGTAGATAAATTGATTGCGTCCGGTGCTTTCAGTCGAAATGATGTGCGAGAATTATTTGGCATTGATCGTGTTGATGACCCAGAGTTAGATGTTTATGTGCTTACGAAAAACTATGAAAAAGTAGATACAGCAAAGGGAGGTGAAAGTGAATGAAATTAGAAGTAATGGGTGCCATCATTTCGAATGATGATAAATGGATTTATGATTGGTTAGATATGGATAGCACATCACCAAAGGATATTGTCAATTCGTTACCTTCAACAAATGAAGATCTAGACGTTATTATTAATTCTGGTGGCGGTGACGTATATGCTGGTAGCGAAATTTATACAGCATTAAAAGAATATCCTGGTAAGGTAAATATTAAAATTGTGGGGATTGCAGCATCTGCAGCATCTGTTATTGCGATGGCCGGTCATGTAACAATCAGCCCTACAGCACAAATTATGATTCACAATGTATCGAGCTTTGTAGCTGGTGACAATCGTGCAATGCAACATGAAGCTGATGTATTAAAGGGATTCAATGAATCAATTGCGAGCGCTTATGTAGATAAAACAAATCAGCCGTTAGACGATATTTTAGAATTAATGAATAAAGAAACATGGCTTACGGCTCAACAAGCTGTTGAACTAGGATTTGCAGATGAAGTAATGTTTTCTGAGAATGCGCCAAAACTTGTTGCAACAACAGGCGGTGGTCTATCACCAGAAGTCATCAACCGTATGAAAACAATCATGAATAAAGAACCTGTTGTAAATGTGAATGTAGACATGGATGAAATCGTAAATAAAGTAATCGAAAAAATGAATACACAAAACGAGCCACCAAAACCTCAAAATACAGGATTTGGACGGTTCGTTTTTTAATTTAACTAGGAGGTCATATACATGACAATTAATTTAACAGATGATTTTAAAACAGCACGCCAAAACTTCTTAAATGCCGTACAAAACGGTGAATCAGAAGAAAAACAAGGCGAATTATATGCTGAAATGATTAATGAATTATTTGAAGAAACAAAAAAACAAGCGCGCGATGAAGCTGAAAAATTTGCTGCCAAAACACCGGCTGAATTAAAAATGACTGCACAGGAGCGCAAATTTTTCAATGCGATTAATACGGAAGTAGGCTACAAAGAAGAAACGCTTTTACCAGAAGAAACAATTGACCGCATCTTTGAAGATTTAACAACGGCCCATCCGTTATTAGCTGAAATTGGTTTAAAGAATGCCGGCCTACGCTTAAAGTTCTTGAAATCAGAAACCTCTGGTGCAGCAGTATGGGGTAAAATCTTTGGGGATATTAAAGGTCAATTAGATGCAACATTCAACGATGAAGTAGCAATCCAACATAAATTAACAGCATTTGTTGTCGTACCAAAAGACTTAACAGATTTTGGTCCAGCGTGGGTGGCCGCATTTGTATCAGCTCAAATTGATGAAGCATTTGCTGTGGCGCTTGAAGCAGTGTTTCTTGCCGGTGATGGAAACGATAAGCCGGTGGGGTTAAACCGCCAAGTACAAGAAGGTGTTTCTATTGTAGGTGGTGTTTATCCTGAAAAAACAGCCCAAGGCGAATTAACATTTACAGACTCTAAAACAACTGTTAAAGAATTAACATCGGTGTATAAGCACCATTCAACAGATGAAAAAGGAAAAGCCGTATTAGTAGATGGCTTAGTTGTAATGGTAGTTAATCCAGCAGATGCATGGGATGTAAAAGCGCAATATACATCACTAAATGCAAATGGCGTGTATGTAACAGCACTACCTTTCAACTTGAAAATTATTGAATCTGTTGCGCAAAAAACAGGTACGGTATTAACATTTGTAAAAGGTCGTTACGATGCTTATGTTGGTGGCGGGATTACACTTCGTAAATATGATCAAACATTGGCTATTGAAGATTTAGATTTATACACAGCAAAACAATTTGCATATGGTAAAGCGAAAGATGATAAGGCTGCGGCGACTTGGACACTTGCAATTCCCAGCTAATGCCGGCTCATTAAACGTGTCGGCTAGCCCGAATGCTAAAAGTGCCAATATTTCATGGGAGGTTAAGTAATGGCTACGATTAAAAATAATGGCGTTGTGGTGTCGACAGATGCTACATCGCCTTTTAGTTTGCAAAATTTAACACCGAATACAGCATACACTGTGGAAGTCGAGGACAACGGGGCTAAGGGTTCCGTTAAATTCACGACAACGGATATTGTGCCCGGTGCGCCAACTGTTACGGCTACAGCAAAAGTTGGCGCTATTGACTTCACAATTGTAGACGGTACAAATGATGGTACAGCAATCACTGGTTATACAGTGCATTACACAGAAGGCACAACACCTAAAACGCAAGATACCACATCTAAAACAGGTACTATTACAGGTTTAACAGCAGATACCGAATATACGATTCAAGCCACTGCTAAAAATGGTAAGGGTGAGTCATCAAAATCTGCTGCAGTTAAAGCGACTCCTACTGCATAAAGGAGTGATTAGATGGACGAATTACTAAAGGCATTTAAAAAACGCATGAAAATCTTCCACACGGCAGAGGATGAAACATTACTAGCCATTATTTCTGCATCTGTAGAGGATTTAAAAGTAAAATGCGGTCAATTCGACATAGCATCGCATGAACGTGCTAGAGAGCTTGTTATGGAGCGCTCACGCTATGTGTATAACGATAAGCTCGAAGAATTTGACACTAATTTTTTATCTCAAATTCAGTCGCTACAATTTGAACTTTATGAGGTGATTGAAGATGGCACGACAACTTACTAGCGGTGATTTACGGACACCTATCACGTTCTTTAGTTATGAGCCTGTACCAGGTTTCAATCCGGGAGAACAAGAAAAGGAAACGTTACATTATTGTTTTTGTGAAATCTATGCATCCAGTCAAAAGGATTTAGAAATCTTAAAAACGGTGCATGCAAAAGAATCAATCACGATTAATATCCGAGATCCACTGATGGATTATATTCCAGACCGTAAACATTTTGCAGAGATTGGCCATTATCGTTATATCGGCAAGGTTTGGAATATCGTTGAAGTAAGGCCAGATGCACAATCACTAGGGTTTATTAACATCGTATTGGCGGTGGTTTAATGAGTGTAGAATTTCATGGTTTAGCAGAAATCCAACAGCGTTTAAAACAAATGATGACTGAAAAAGAGTTTAAAAAGCTAACAGATACAGCTGTATCTGCCGGTGCAACCGTATTGAAGAAAGAAGTTACTAGGCGTTTATCAAGTAACTTAGGTGATTATTCAATTGGTGCAACTGTTGAAGAGACTGTGATGAGCAAGCCAAAATCAAAACGCGGTGCGCGGACTGTGCAGATTGGTTGGAATGGTCCGTTAGAGCGTTATCGTATTATCCATTTGAATGAGAATGGATATAAGCGTGATGGGAAGTTTTACGGTCCACAATTAGGTGGTTACAAGCAAATCGCAAAAGCTATGGAAACTAAAAAACAGGAAGTATTTGATGCAATGCGAAGGGAGATGGCGAAACGTCTATGAGGGATTTGATGATGGAAATTAATAATGCGTTACGTGAGAATACGCTCATTGCAGAAAGTTGTGGTGACCGAATTAAACCTTACGAATACGCAGAAACAGGCGATTTATTCAGTCCATTTATTATTATTACACCGTCACAGCCAAGCAAACCAAGTAGCTATGGCAGTAACATCAACCATAGTGAAAGCTACTACTACCAGATTAATGTGGAAGCAACAAGCCGAGGAGTCCGGGACTCTTTAGCATATGAAGTACGAAAAGTTATGAGGACACTTGGATTTGAACAACAAGCCGGTGGACTGGACACATATTTTAAGGAAACAAAGCGCTACGTAAACACACGTTTATATAGCGCTATTTTATTTAATCAAAAGGAGGAAAATGAATGAACGCAGTAGGATTTGAAAAAGCAGAAATTGCGGTATTAGATGAAAACTTTAAAACAACAGATGAAAAGATTTTCACACTTGAAGGTAAGACGGATAAAGGGGCAACACGTTCATTTAGTGTAGAAGGTTTAACTGCTGAAGCTGTGAAGCAATTTGGTTCGAATATTCCATATCGTACAGCAAAACGTGGTATCGGGGACTTATCAGCTACATTATCAGCAATCGATGTGCCGTTAGATTTAGAAATGACAATCTTGGGTATCGCAAAATCTTTAGAAGGTTTTTATGAAGGTGGCGATGATACAGAAGCACCTTACACAGCAGTTATCTTTTATGACAAAACACCGCAAGGCGAACCATATGCGATTGCACTTTACCGTGGATCATGGTCACGAAACTCACTCGAAGGTGAAACGCTTGAAGGTGAAAACAAAGAATTGCCAGAGGAAGAATACACAATGTCGTGTGTTGTTGGCGATGATAAAAAAGGTTACGGAATTGCAGTAGGCGCAGAACAAGTGGCAGCACTACGCGCAAAAGCATTTCCGAATGCTACCCCCAGCGAAGGCGCTTAATGTAGGCGCTACGCCAGAGGCAAAGCAAGCTACGATTACGTGGCAATAATTAAATGAAAACTCAATGAAGCACTCCGTTTTGGGGTGCTTTTTTATTTATCTAAAACATACTGGAGGGCTATTACATGGCTTTATATGAATTAAAATTGATGAAGAGAAAAGAAATTGTGGACGGTAAAGAACAATTTGAATATGAAACACGTAAGTTAGATTTTGTATCGATTAAAACAACACGCGATGCGCTAAAAGTAAAAGCAGAATTAGAAAAAATGGCGAATGAAAAAGAGCCAGATGAAGTGGCAATTTTAGATAAACAAATCGAATTTGTTGCAGACATTTTTAAAGTGACATCGGATGATATTTGGGAAGGCCTGGATGCATCGACTGGCGCATTAACAATCAAAAACATTTTTGAAAAAATCTTAGGTGTCGAAGAACTAGAAAAAGACGAAGAAAAAAAAATGGCGAAAATGATGAAATACATGCAGAAGTAACGTATGAAGCATCGTTAGAAACTATTGATAAATTGTATAAATCATTTATGGAAAACGGCATGGCTTATCAAGATATAGCAAATGCCGATTTCTTTCATTTAGTCGAACTTTTCAACAAAGAAAAGAAGGAAGAAAAAAAGGTCGGCAGTATGTATGAAGCCTTAAAAGGATTTATGTAAGGAGGTGCATTATGGCAAGCAATGAACAACCGTTAGGGCAGATGATTATCGAAGTCGATATTTCCAGTGTTGGTTTTGAAAATAGTTTAAAAGATATGCAAAAAGCATTGAAACAAAATCAACAAAAAATGAAAGCTGAAATGGCTGTTTATGATACATTAGATGATAAAATCGGAAAACTTGAAGCAAATTATGATGGTTTACGTGACTCCATGAAGCTCAACGCAAAACAAATCGATAAGCTAAAACAAGCCTATGCAGACGAAGTGGCAGCATCTGGGGAATCGTCAGAAAAAGCACGAGAATTAGCGCGTCAAATCAACAAAACAGTGCAAGAACAAGCAAAGTATCAAGCACAATTAAATCGTGTTACATCGCAATTAACGGATGCACGTGACGGTACAGATGAATTGCGTAAATCAATTAGCCTTTTGAGTACTGAAAATCGTTCAATTGTTGCAAATTTACGTTCGCAGGGCAGAGAACTTGAAGCGCTTGAAGCCGATTATGTAGGCCTTGACAGAGCTGTGGAAGAACGAACGCGTTTAATCGATAAAGAAAAACAAAAGATGCAACGTTTAAAGCAACAATACGGTGAAAATAGCGAAGAATATCGTCGCCAGGTAGCACGTGTACGCGATTTAGAAACATCGAATAATGAAGCACGACGCGCTATGAATCGTTTACAAGAAGAAATGGATGAAGCACAGCAAAGTAGTAGTAAGCTACGTTCAGCATTTTCTAAGGTAGGCGATAAAATTAGCGGTATGAGTGGGCCATTAATGGGATTATCTACAGCTGCTGCAGGCGTGGGAACGGCCATGGGGGCGCTTGCTATCGATATTTCAAATGCAACTGACAATATCGAATCAAGATTAGAAACATTAGTAAATGGTTCTGAAGAAAAATTGAAGAAAATGAAAAAGAACATCATGGAAACGTACACAGCTGGTTTAACTACGGATCTTGATGAAACAACCAATATTGCTGCACGTACCGAGCAACGAGGAATTGCAGATGAAGATAAACAAAAAGCAATTGATTATGCCACAGTTATTTCGAAAAATAGTGACTTAGAAGGCAAAGAGATTGTCGATGTCCTTTCTATGCTTCAGAAAAAATTTGGAATGACCATTGAGCAAGCCGGTGACTATGCACAACGTATTGCTCAAACAGGTATTGAAGATTTTGACCAAGCAATGGAGTATATTCCCCAGTTAAAAGATGGTGGATTGAGCATTGATGAAATCATTGCGCGACTTGAAGGTGGGATGAAATCCGGTGCATGGAATAGTGATAAAACACTCGATTTACTTGCTGAAGGTCAAAAGAAAGTAGTCGGTGATGGTGCTGATGCATACAAAGAATTTGGTTTAGGTACAGAATACGCAAAGTTCCAAGCTGGTGAAATTGATTATAAAGCTTTCATGATGGAAGCAAAGAAAAAGGCTGATAAATTACCAAAAGAAGATAAGAAAGCCTTTTGGGCAGCTATTTTCGGGACGCAAGGTGAAGATATTGATTTGGATTCAATCAATGGTATTTTCAATGCGAAAGAAAAAAGTGGTAAAGCAGAAAAAGGACAAGCTGATGATTTAGTAAGTAAAGAAAAAGAAAAAGCGATTGTTCGATTAACTGCTGCTTATAATAAGTTGAAACAAGAGTTGTTGCCACTTGGAACTATTTTAATGAATACAGGTGCAGCAATAGCTGAAGGACTCCTTCCTTATATTGAAAAGTTAATTAATTGGTTCAATGGATTATCTGATACACAACAAAAAATCGCAATTAGTGCGGGTATATTAGCGGTTGCAATGGGGCCTTTAACGATCGCTTTTAAAGTATTAGCTATGCCAATTAAACTTGCTTGGAATGCTGTTAAAGGATTATTTAGTGGTTTAAAATTACTCGTTTCCTTCCTACCATCTATGAGTACGGTTATGAGTGGGTTAGGTAAAGCTATCGACATCGCGTACAAACCAATTTCATGGCTAGGAACCGGGCTATCAAAAGTTTTAAGTGTTGCAAGATTTTTAGCACCATTTATCCGAACAGGGTTAAGCGTGGCATTCCGTACCTTACTTGGTCCAGTTGGTCTTGTAATTGGTGGTGTTACGCTACTTGTTTCTGGCTTTAAACTCGCTTATAAACATTCCGAAACGTTCCGTAATTTTATTAATAAACTAAAAAACACTTTGCTCACGACATGGAATACGCTTAAAGCAATGGGTGTCCGTGGTGTGGTATCGGCAATGTGGAAACATATTAAAGGAGCATTTAGCACAGGCTATACATTCGTTAAATCGAAGATAGATGGTACGAAGAATGCCATTTCAAATGCTTGGACAAATGCAAAAAAATTGGCTGTCACTAAAGTAACAGGCATGTGGACGAGTACGAAGAATTTATTCTCGACAGGTTACAACGCCGTAAAAACACGCATGTCTAACACTAAAAATACCGTAGTCAACACGTGGACAAATATCAAAAAGTCTGCAACAGATAAAGTATCATCGATGTGGACGAGCACCAAGAACTTTTTCACAAATGGCTATACTGCTATTAAAACTCGTATGTCTAATGTAAAAACAGCCATGTCAAATTCATGGACAGCTATTAAAAAATTAACAGTTGATAAAGTAGATAATATGATCGATCACGTTAAAAAAATGCCACAGCGAATGGCAGATGTTATCGCTAAAGGTGCCGGGGCACTAAAAAAAGGCGGTAAAAAAATGCTTAACGGGTTAATCGGTGGCGTTGAGTGGGGATTGAACAAAGTAGTCGGCGGTGTCAATAAAGTTATGGGCTGGGTTGGCGCTGATGATTCTAAGTTGAAAGAAGTCAAATTAGAAAAGTATGCGAAAGGTACACCAAATGGCGGGCACGATGGTGGTTTAGCAATGGTCAACGATGCACCAGGTAGTAACTATCGCGAGTTAGTAGCATTGCCAAATGGCCAAACATTCGTGCCAAAAGGACGAAATGTGGTCATGAATCTTCCACAAGGTGCCGAAGTGTTACCTGGGCATAAAACACGCGACTTAGCCCAACGTGGGTTAATTCCAAAATACAAAAATGGTATTGGTGACACATTATCAAACGCATGGTCGTCTACAAAATCGGGTGCATCAAAGTTATGGCAAGGTGCTAAAGATGTAGGTTCATCAGCTTTCAACAAAGTAAAAGATTGGTCTACAGAAATTTGGGATTGGGTAACAAGTCCAAAAAAAGTAAAAGAACTTTTGATGAACGTAATTGGTAATGTTATTCCTAGCCAATTTTCGTCTGGCATGGTGCCATCAATGCTTAATGGCATGATGAAAATGATGGTTGATAAAGCAAAAGATTTTGTCTTTAACATTGCCGATTCAATGGGCGGTGGCGCTGATTTTGGTTCTTGGTCACCATTTACAGGTGATTTTAATAAAATTAGTAACAAAATGGGCGTATATGATTATCTATATGATTTAGGTAAACAAATCGTAAATCAATTTAAATCGCAGTATCCGTCGCTTTATATTTCAAACGGGAAACGTAACGAGTCAACAACAAAAGCTGGTACGAAATCAGACCACGTTTATGGATTAGGATTAGACTTAGCACGTGGTGGCATTAGTGATAATTCCTACTATCAAATGGCGAAGTCCTTACAAGGTCACCCTTATCTTAAGTATGTAATCGGAAGTGATAAATGGAGTCAAAATGGTGGCGAGTTTAAAAAATTCCCGTATGGCGGGCATATGAATCACCTTCACTTATCAGCAAAATCGCCGGCTGAAGCAAAGGCATCCAAAGGAAGTTTTGGTGCTGCAGGAAATGTTTCTGGCGGTGCAAAGGCATGGATTCCACAAATCAAAAAAGCTCACCAAGCTATCTATGGTCGTGCAATTTCGAAACAAGGGTTAAATGAAGTACTTGAACAAATTCAAACAGAGTCCGGTGGTAATGCAACGATTCGACAAGGGATTGTCGATGTAAATACGCATAATGGTTCGGGCGGAGCAAAAGGGTTACTTCAATTCATTCAATCGACATTTGATAACTATAAAATCAAAGGTCATGGAAATATATTTAGTGGGTACGATCAGTTACTCGCGCTATTTAACGTTTCAGATTGGTACCAAGCAATCACACGTGCCGGCAAAGGTAAAGGTTGGTCGCCACGTAGTGGACGTGTTAAGCCTTATGCAAATGGTGGTATTGTCACAAAAGCACATATGGGGCTAGTTGGAGAAGATGGGCCAGAAGCTATTATTCCACTTGATAGGGCGAAAAGAGGACGTTCCATGCAATTACTTGCACAAGCTAGTCACTATTTGAATGGAAATAAAGCAACCACTTCTACTGCATCATCTGTGGAAGGTATCGTAGCTGCTATTATGGCGCAAGGTACTGAAACATCTAAGAAATTAGATGCGTTAATTGCTTTACTTGCATCGGGCACTACCATTCAAATTGATGGAAAGGAAATTGCGAATGTCGTGAATCGTATCAATCAAACGAATGAGCGCATGAGCATGCGAGCGAAAGGAGTGACAATATGATAATTACAGCAGAGCCGTCCTTTACTTATGACGGGGCATACATGAAACAACTAGGCTATTTTTTAAATGATGCAGTTGTTTCTCCGCCAGAGATTTCCCCAGAAACCGTGAATGTACCTGGTCGACTAGGAATTTTAAATATGGGCAATGATATTGGTTCGCGTCAGATTACATTAGACGTGAGCCTTTATTGTTCTTCACAAGAAGATTTCAATGAGAAACGATTATATTTAGAGAATCTAGTCATTTTACAAGAACCTGTAGAGAAACCACTTGTTTTAGACACAGATGCACAGTGGACATATTATGGACAGTTTACCGGCATTTCTGATTTTGAATGGATTAACGGCTATGACCATAAGGTAACTCTTACATTTACTTGTGCGGATCCATTGAAATATGGTGAACAAATGACGTATAACATCGTCAATAATATCTTGAAATTTACGCCAAGAGGACAAAAACAAACGTTTCCGGTCATCCATGCAATCGCTCAAAAAGACGCTACATGGTGCGGTTTATCGACTGTAGACCAGTTTGTTTATGTCGGAGGTAAAGTCGATGTGGAAACAGGTGAAACTGCTACAACTATCTACACACCAATCATGACTGACACCGCACAAAACATGGCGCTATGGCAACGACAATCGAGCGAAACATTTACACAAGTAGACAATGGTACTGTGGGCAAAGGCTCGTACTTCCAACAATCTGATGACGACATCAATGTACAAGATTTTGGTGAAAACACTGGTAAAAGTACGGAATGGTATGGCCCAGCACTCAAACGTATGATGACGAAACAAGTCGCTAACTGGAAAGTTACATGGCGCATACAATCCATGAATAATTACAAGCGCGCTGAAAACAAATTGGAACTTTATTTACTAGACAGTGCCAGTAAAGTAATTGGTAAGTTGGGCATTAAGGATAACGGTGAAGGTAGCGAACAAGAAATTAATGTACAAGTATACCGTTCAGATGGCAGCATCAAAAGCGTTGGCCAATTCAAACCAACTGTTAAAAATAAAAAAGCCGTTGCGCTTTCTAAAAAACAGAAAGTGAAAAAAACGGACTCAAAAGGAAAAGTAACGTATAGCTATGTCACGCTAAAAGAAACACTCAATGAAAATAACAGCACGAATGACTTAACAGATTTTTATGGTTATATCGAAATTGAGAAAGTCGGCAACAAATTTTTTGCAACAGTCGTTAAATTAGATACAAAAAATCGGAATGAATTGAATCGTTGGGAATCCATGTGGACAGATGAATTTGATACGTTTAAAAAAGACTTAGCCGGTTTCGTGTTATATGCCGGCAAACGTTCAATTACAGAAGATGCTAAAGGAATTAGCTACAAATCTAACTATTTAGCGTTCTGTGATTTAAAAGTGTATGAACGTGCTGAAATTAAAGAAGATACAATTTTATCGTCCACACCAGAGGTCATTATCTGGGAAGGCGATGAACTTATTTTTGACTGTGAACGTGGTCGTATTTATAAGAATGGTCAGTTATTTATGGATGCAATGCATATTGGCACCGACTTTATTAAGCTCGTAGGCGGTGTACAAGATGAAATTGTATTTGCAGAAGGTTTTGATTGGGTTATGCATATACGCCCAACAGCATTATAAAAAAGAAAGGAGGTAACCGATGAATCTACTCATTTTAAAAGCAGATGCAGCAAGTCGTTATGCTGCTGATGATTATAAAACAGTTGCAGTATTAAGTAATGATAGTACACATTCTTGCCCTTTTTATGATGATCTACGCATGGAAAAGCTAGAGGATTTTTATGACACATATCAATTTAGCGTTCCATCAAATGAAGAAGAATCCCAGCACATTGTGCGAGGAAATTATGTAGTATTTCAAGATGAAACTTATAAGCACCGGTTGTTTCGTATTTACGATGTAGAAGATGCATTATTAGGCGATATACATGTGAAAACAGCTTATGCAGAAAATGCATTTGTACATGATTTATTAAAAACATTAGTGCCACGTGCAAAAATTGGAACGGTCAATTTTCGCGATGCTTTTGCGCATTGTTTAAGTAATAGTGGTTGGCAAATTAAACAATCTGATTATCTGGGCGAATTAATCGCACAGGAATTTGACGGCACCACAACAGCGCAAGCGGAGATACAAACGATTTGTAAAGATTATCGTGGGGAAATTGACGCTTATGTAGAATTAAATGATGCGAATAAAATTATCAATAAATGTTTTGATCTTGTAGAAGAACGTGGACGACATGACACAGGTAAACGATTTGAATATCGCAGAGATTTAGTTGGTGTCACGCGTAGGGCATCTGATGCAGAGCTTTATACAGCTATCAAGGCACGTGGTAAAGATGGCATTACATTCACAGACATGAATAATGGTAGTGATACGATTTACGATAATGCTGCCAATGATTTATACAATGGTGGCCGCGAATATCTAGTGAAGTTTGTTGAGTATAGCGAAATCGAATTACCATCAGCTTTATATGCTGCAGCACGACAAGAACTAAATGAATGCAACCGCCCAAAATACCAATATGAAATTGATACAGCATTGCTCAATCAAATGGCGGGTTATACGGATGAAGAACCTGTTTGGCTAGGTGATAGTGTACGAGCAGTCGATTTTGAAATGTCCCCAGAACTTACAGTAGGTGCGCGGATCATCGAAAAAGAAACATCTTTTAGTGATCCAACGAAAAATAAAGTTGTTTTAGGCGAATATATTGAATTAGTAAACAATACGCCAGATGAAATTAAAAAAATACAATCAGATTTAACGGACCTAAACAATAGTTTATCGCCGGTTTATCGCATTGAAATTCGTCCAAGCGCCGGTTTAATTGCACGTAACGGTTACCTTCAAACGACTGGCGATGCAGTACTTGAAGCAGTGGTTTACAAAGATAATATTCGAGTGAACGGCACAAAGGAACAATACGTTTGGGAAAAGATTTATCGCAAAACAGGCGAGCATGATACAGCATGGGAAGTAGCACATCAAAACGTTGGCAATACGGTCACAGTGACAGGTGAGGATTATGCAAAAAACTGTGATTTTTATTGTCACTTTTTAGATGATTCGTTTAATTTTGTAGCAACAACTTACTTTAAAACAGCAATTGAAGACATGGTGAAAAAAATCGAAGCCTTGCAAAATACACATGTTATTATCCCCTTTATTACAGACACGCACTATGCAACAGACGGTATGGAACATACACAATCTAAATTGCGCTCGATGGACCATATCCGAAACGTTGTTGAAATTACACATCAAGTTGATTGCGATTTAGTTGTACACGGTGGTGATCTAGTGGATGGTAAAACATCTAGGGCGCTCACGTTGTCAAACTTACAAGCTGTAGCAGCTATGTTAAATCAATCCGATTGTCCAGTCATGTTTACAAAAGGAAATCATGATGATAATGGACTTGGCGATGTACGACAATATGGCGCAAAAGGTGATGGGCTTGTAAAACCAAAGGAAATGGCCATGATTTTGAAGGACCAATATTTACAGCATGATATTAAATATAATGCAGAAGATAACGCAATATACAGCTACTATGATTTGGATGATAAAAAGTTACGAGTGCTTGTATTAGATGCATGGGATTTACGTTATGACCTACTCGATGATGTAAAAAAAGTAAAATATCAATCACGTAAATATTTAGGTTTCCAAGCCACGCAAATCGAATTTGTTGCAGACGTTTTAAAGCAAACACCAAGTGAGTACGGTGTCGCTGTATTCGTCCACAACGGTTTAAATGGTACCGTTGATAACGGCGAATGGACTGCTATTAATGATGAAGTAATTTCCGGCATATTTAATGCATGGCGTACTGGCACAGCATATGATTCGACAAAAGATACGCTGCATACTGCTAATAAAAATAACGATTATCCCATTAATATTAAAGTAGATTACAGCGAACGTGGCACCGGTAAATTAATGAGTTTCTTTGCCGGGCACAAACACCGCGATGTGGCCAAACGTGAAGGTTTTGGAAATACACCAACAATTTTAACGAATTGCTCCTATTCCGCAGGTGATGCAGATGACAAAGAACGCCGTATCATCGGGACAGTTAATGAGGATTTATTCGATGTTATCGCAATTAGTGTTGAATTGAACGATATTCAATTAATTCGTTTTGGTGCCCAATCTAATAATCGTCCAATTCGGCAATATACAGGAGGTGCGTGATGAAGGAAAAACGAGTTAAAGCAACAAGTAAAGTTTCACTTAGTAATAACACGGACATTCACGTTGGTCCTACACCACCGCCGTTTCCAGTCGAAGGGCAGCAATGGTTGAATACATCCACTAATCCGCCACAGTTGTATGTATGGGATGGCAAGAAATGGGTACTACAGCAAATCGATGTTGAAAAGCTAGATCCTGATTTAATTGATGATTTAAAAAATGATACGCTACAAAAACACCAAGAATTATTAAACGAAATTGAAGGTATTAATACATCGATGGATGATTTAAAACAAACTGTGGAAGAACGCAATCAACAGGATGATGCAGCGTTTGCCACTGTGACGCAATCTATCATTGATAATCGGCTTGAAGCGCTTGGTTGGTATGAAGAAAATGATGGCCGGATTAGTGTAATTGCTCAATCAATGGATGGTTTAGTTGTAAGAGTCGGAAATGCAGAAGGTAATATTACCAACTTAACATTAACAGCTAGTGGTCTGCGTTCAGAAGTAAATGCTATCAACAATGGTACGGCATCTGTTATTACACAAATGAGCGACCGCATTAATTTACGTGTACAAAAAGGTGATGTTATTAGTCAAATCAGTGTTGAAGCTGATAAGGGTGTTTATATTGCCGGGAAAGCAATTTATTTAGACGGTACTGTAAAAGTAGCTGATACATTCGTTGCACCGCGTATTATTAGTGCCAATAGCGCGAATACGGCTTATACAAAAATTGAAGGTCAACAAATGACGTGTTTTGGCTATTTCTCAAATAACTGGCGTGGAAAAACATACGCTGGGAATCATTCACTTGAAGCCAAAGTGGGCTATATTAAAATGAAACAACTGGACGGAGGGAATACGAATGCTCTCTATTACAGTGCAAAAGGTATTTCAACGCGGATGGATGCTGATAATAACGGTTCTGCATCCGGTGTTATTGAATTTTTTGCTGATGGTTATACATCACAAGCTAACTCACTTGTACTTGCATCGAGTGGGAATATTATTTTAGAGTCAACTGTTGGTAGTAATATCTTTATTAATCCAGCAGGCGGTTCGCTCTATGTATCTGATAAAAATTATAATATGTACGACATCTATGCAAAATTAGCTGACTTAAGTCGTGTCAACGCTGTAACAGCAGGGATTGGGAACTTTTATTTTAATAGCACAAATATCAATTCCTGGAGTGACGCAATTAAAATTGGTGGTACAACAGGTAATGTTGTAATTTCAGGGAATATGACATGCGCAAAATTAGTGGAAACATCAAAACGTGAGTTAAAGAAAAACATCCGAACATACGAAGGCGATGCATTAGCGATTATTAACAGTATGCGAATTACAGAATATCAATATCTAGATGATATTGAAGGTATAGATCGCCCATACGTCGGACTAATTTTAGATGAAGCACCAGTTGAGGTTGCAGATACAAAAGGCGAAGGTGTTTTAGTTGCGCAAGGCACATGGCTTAACAGTCGCGCGATTCAGCAACTACTACATCGTGTGGAAGAACTAGAAAGGAAAGTGGCATAATGGCAGAAAAAACAACAGAGCAATATGAAGCAACGATTACGCGATTAAATCGTGTGATTAAAAATATGGCATCGTCCAAAGCGGATGATGCTATTTTAATTGCAGAATTACAAGCAATTGTAGGAGAGGATCAAGAAATTATTGAACACTTGGAAAAAGAAAATCAATCCTTAAAGCAAGCTATTACACATGCAGCAAAAGAAGGAGATGACGAGGTAAATGAAGTTACTACTGGTAAATGATATTGATACTTTAAAAAGTACCGATAACGCTACACAAGTTGAATTAGCTGTATTAGACGAAGAACAGCAACGTATTGATTTATCACAATTCACGACAATCGCTGTACAAATCGGCTCTAATGGCTCACTTTATTCAACTGAAACACCTATTGTAAATGAAGAAATGAATACATTTTCGTTCACACTATCAAGTGAATTGCCAGCCGGTACTTATAGCATTCAAGTCAATTTAACAACAGCAGATAATAAGCTACACATTGCCCCAAATGCCGGTACACAACGATTACTAATTGAAAAGTCGTTTAATGAAGTTGGGGAAACCATTCCGATTATCAGTATCAAGTCATTATTAGATGATATGGCTGAAACGTTAGTTATTGCAAAAGATGCTAAAACGGTAGCAGATGAAGCGAAAACTCAAGTAACACAAGCTGTTGAAGCATCTGAAAACGCCGTATCACAAGTTGAAGGTGCGGTAGCAAGTGCGAATCAAGCTGTGCAATCTTCCACAGATGCAGTAGCAGTAGCAAATGAAGCGAAAGATGTAGCACAGACTGCGACTGCTACATCAAGTGAAGCTATGACACAAGCAGACAGCGCTAAAACATTGTCTACGCAAGCGACTACTGATGCAACGAAGGCAAAAACGGATGCCAGTAATGCATTATCGACAGCAAATAGTGCGAAATCGACTGCTGAAAGTGTGGAAAGTCGATTTAATGAATTAACCGAAGGTAATACAAATGATGAAGTAATTCAAGCCCGTACAGACGATGAAAATACAACGCACGCTACGTTAAAAGCTCGACTAGATCATGAAGCAACAGCACGAAAAAATGCTGATGCTCAAACGCTTGCTGATGCGAAATCATATACAGACACAAAAGTAGGGAATGTTGATTTATCGGCGCTTGCAACAAAATCCGAATTGACTGAAGGATTAGCTACAAAAGTAAATACTGTGGAAGGTAAAGGCTTATCTACGAACGATTATACAGACGCAGATAAGTCAAAACTTGATGGTATCTCAAATGGCGCTAATAATTACACGCTACCTGTCGCGACTAGTGGAATTTTAGGCGGAGTGAAAGTTGCAGTGAATACAGGTATTGAATTAACGTCTGGCGGTACAATTAGCACAGCGACATTAAAGAAATCAGTAGATGACCACTTGATTGATTCGTTGAGCCACGTATTTTATTGTGGTGCTTCTAGCGGTGTAAATGCGAAAATCATTAGTAATGCAGCGGTAAAGTCATATGTTGAAGGTCTACAAGTGAAGTTCAAAAATAGTGACGCTAATACAGGTAATGTAACAGTCAATATCAACGGATTAGGAACGAAAAAACTATTATCATTCGCTGGCGCAGAACTAAAAAGCGCAGAACTACGGGTGAACATGGTTTATAACGTCGTTTACAATGGTGCCGATTTTTTCTTAGCTAGCGGTGGGGTGAACACAGGGGACGCTACCGCGTTATCAAATGATATTTTAAGCGGTAAGACTGCTTATGTTGATGGACAAAAAGTTACAGGTACGATGGCTAACCGCGGCGGAATAACGGAATATATCGCGCCGAATGACACGATCACTATTCCAGAGGGTTATCACAATGGCAGTGGTAAAGTTGTGCAGCAAGTAAACACTAAAGGCGCTGAAACATTTATTCCGAAAACTGTAGATCAACAGATTTTAGTGGGGCAATTGCTAGTAGGTACACAAACAATTAAAGGTGACGCTAATCTTGTGGGCGCTAATATTGTTAGTGGAAAAAGTATTTTTGGTGTGAATGGTAGTGCCGAAAAAACCATAAAGCCAATGTCTAACACTTTATTGAACATTGTTGGCGATGTAAACTCATCATATAAATTATCATCAATCGATAGTGATAGTAATTACTATTTTTTAAAAAATGGTGACCCTTTCACTGGTACAGGTTTTGTTTTTGAGAAATACTCTTATAACGGAAATTTACTCTCTAGTTATTCGCTAAAATTGACAACACAATACGGGAAATTGTTAGGATATACCAAGCATGGCTATTGTTATATTGATAACAGTAATTATTTTATAATAGAGAACTCTAACAAGAATATCATACACAGCCAACTTGCTAACAATAGTGACAGAATATCAGATTCTCAATATGTTAAAGCTGCATGGTATTTGGGCGGTGACAAAGCAATCTATCCTTACGACACTTACGGGGCTAATGCGGGTATTTTAACCAATTTCAAAACATTATATGCTGATTTAGGTTTTTTTCATCAAGAAACAGCCGTTTTGACATCAAAAGATGAAATTGTTTACTACTATGGCAAGACTTCTATGGGGGAGATTTACATCGCGAATACAGTAACAGGACAAAAAAGGTCTGCAAGAAATACTAAAATTGCATTAGGTTCATATATTTTATAAAGATAGGAGTGGTTTAAATGTATTTAAAGGTATCAAATATATTAAGTGGAGAAAGCGCACTTGTGAACTATCATGGGTTAGATATTTATTATTTCGATAATCCTATTTATTTCCTGGAGGAAAATTTTGTTGTTATTAAATACAACATTGAAACGTTCGATAATAATGCAAACATACTTGAAATAACAGAACAAGAATACAACGATTATAAAATCAAAAAGGAAAACGAACCACCAAATCCGCCACCGTCAGATGTATTAACATCAGAACAAAGAATCGAACAATTAGAAAAAGAAAATACAACAATTAAAGCGAGCATGGCAGAACTAGCTGAACTCGTATTATCGGGAGGAATGTAAAATGTATATTATTTACGCAGATTTAGTTGAATTAGGTTTACGAACAGTGGACGCAGAGAAAGCAAAAGAAACAGGCATCATCTTAGTACCTTCATTGTACCGCGATAAAGTAGTTGCCGAATTAGAACGCCGTGGCACACACGAAGGAATTTACGCTTAATCATCGCACCTATTAGGGTGTTTTTATTTTGGTCAAAATGAAGAAAAGTAGGTGTCACATGGCAGAGGAAAAAAGCGTTATGCTAGAAGTTTTCGAGAAATTAGGGAGTCTTGACGCTAAGCTAGACAATATTAATCAACTACGCAATACTGCACAACGTGCTGAAACAAAAGCAGATTTAGCACAAGACATCGCAGAAGAAGCACGAGCAAGTTCAAAAAGTGCGCATCATCGTATTGATCGCCACGATAAAATTATTTTTTGGGCCGGCACATCAATTATTGGTTCAGTCATTGTCGCGATTATGGCGCTCGTATTAGGTCAATAAAAAGGAGGAAATTATGAACGCAGAAAAATTAAAAGAATACATTGCATTATTTGGAGGATTGCTTGGTGCAGTCCTTTTATTTTTGCAGACATTAGGTTTTGAATTTACATGGTTTACAAATTCATCAATTGAAGCATTTACGAATGCATTACTTGCTGCAGTACCGTTTATTTTGATTGTTTACGGTGTGTGGAAGAACACGTATGTAGTGACAAAGAAGGCAAAAGAACAGAAACGAATCATCGATGAACATGAGAAAAATAAGGAGGAAGAATAATGTCAAAAATTAAAAATGATTATGTAATCGTTAATCAATTTAGCCGACCAGGGTTAAAACGTTCGGTGACAAAAGGTATCATCGTACACTACACAGCAAATCCTGGTGCATCAGCTGCCAATCATGCATCATACTTTGACGGAAAAGACGGTGGCGGAGGTCGCTATGCAAGTGCACATGTATTTGTCGATGCAAAAGAGGCTTTGTGTATCGTGCCATTGCATGAGCTCACTTATCAAGCCAATGATGTACAAAAATACGTACAAGGAAAAGCCTATCGTGGTGCTGCGGCTGAACTTGGCCAAAACGCTAACTGGACAACAGTAGGTGTTGAGATGTGTTTAGAAAAAGATGGTTCAATCTCAACAGCGACATTTAATCGTACAGTCGATGTAGTTGTAGAGTTGTGTAAAAAATATGGTTTGAACCAACATGATTTATATCGACACTATGATGTGACAGCCAAGAATTGCCCGGCACCATTTGTTGCACGTCCGAGCGACTGGACACGTTTTAAAAATGAAGTGGCACGTAAATTAAAAGGCGATACCACAAGCGATAAATTTTACATGTACACGCCAGATCGTGTCGTAACATTACAAGAAATCGGTTTGTATGAAGATGTTACATTGAAGAAAACGATTAAACGTTATCCAGAAGGTACGCGACTCACGATCACTGGAATCGAGTACGCTGGGAAAACGCCACGCTTGAAAACAGCAAAAGGCTACATCACTGCAAACAAGAATAATGTAAAAGGCTATCACACATCAATTGGCACAATCAAAGTACTTGTGGACGAATTGAATTACTATGATACAGCACGTTGGACGAATCCAGATGGACAAGTAAATAAATGTGAAGTATTCACTGTTGTTAAAAAAGTTGGAGATATGTATCTATTAAAAAGTGGTTTATATATCACTGCATCACCTAAGTTTGTGAAGAAACTGTGA